ACACCGCATTGAGGATGTTGTCAGGCGAACAGATCGTGCCCGACTTCATGCGGAACGGCGTGGCCGTCAGGCCGATGACGCGCGCCAGCGGGTTGATCTGCTGCATGTCCGCCAGGAACGTGCGGTACATGCCCTCGCCGTCGGGCGGAATGAGGTGCCCCTCATCGACGATTACCAGGTCGACGGCGCCGACGTCGCAGGCTCGCTGATAGACCGACTGGATGCCGGCGATCGTGACGGCGTAGCCGAGGTCACGACGCTTCAGCCCGGCCGAGTAGACGCCCACGGGCAGGTCCGGCGCGACGAGGTGCAGCTTCTCGGTCGCCTGCTCGAGCAACTCCTTGACGTGCGCCAGGATCAGCACGCGCCCGTTCCATCGGCCGACGGCGTCGCGGCAGATCGTCGCCATCACCGGCGTCTTGCCGCCCGCCGTCGGAATCACCACGCACGGGTGGTCGTCCCGGTTACGCAGGTGGTCGTAGACGGCGGCGACCGCCTCGGTCTGGTAGGGGCGCAATTCCATCAGGACATGTCCTTTCCGCAGACTGGGCATCGCCGCAGCGGCAGTTCGATGACCTCAGCCGCCAACCGGCCATCGGGCACCGCCTCGCGGCGTCGCGTCACCAGCAGATCTATCTGGCCGTCGTCCGCATAGACGCCCGCGTGTTCGAGGGCGTCGGCCACCGGCTTCAGGAGGTTGTCCAGGTCGCGCCGCCGGTGATCCGGCGGGAAGACGTCCATCACCAGGGCGACGCGGCCGCCGAAGGGCGGTTGGCGCAGACCGCCCCCGCGCAGGAGGGCGCAGACGTTCCGGCGGAACGTCCGGCCCTCCCGACTGATCAAGGTGCGCGGCCCGACCCGCCGCCAGTAATGGTTGATGCTGGGCGGGTAAGGAAGCGTGATCAGCACGACCGCCTCCTCACCGTCTCCACGGCGGCGTGCTGCTGGTCACCGGGGCCTGCTGCGCCTGCCCGGCGGAAGCCTTCCGCTCGTAGCCCTTGATCTCGTTGGTCAGCTCGCCGGTGTCCTCACGCTTCTTGAGCTTCACGACGATCACCAGCGGCAGGTTGTGCAGCTCGACGCTGTCGCGTGGCTGCATCACGCCCACCGCATGGCAGATGGCCGACAGCTCCGACTGCGCGATCTTCACCGCCGTGGCGTTCGGGTTGTTGAGGTTGAGCCTCGCCCAGAGCACACGGTTCTTGTACTCGCCATCGATGATCGTGAAGGTGAGCTGGAGGTAGTTGCCGCTCCCGTTCTTCGTCGGCTTCATCTCGCTGTCGGTGATCGCGGCCAGGTACTTGCCCGCAGGCAACGGCTCGAAGTTGCTGGTCGGCTCGATCTCGCTCGCGTTGAATCCGTTGAGGTTCGCCATGGCCCGTTACTCCTTGTGGTTGGTGGTTGCGGAAGCGTTGACATGCGCCGGGAACGTCCCGGACGCGGGTTCCGGACTGGTCGCCAGCGCCGTCATCAGCGCTGGCCACGAGAGGGGCAGTTCGGCGGGAAGGCCGTAGCGGTTCTTCGCCACGCAGGCCGGACTGCCGACGGTGCGCAGGATCCGTTCGCCCCCGTCCTTGCCGAGACCGGCGGCGATGGTGCGCTCGCGCCCGAACCCGCCGTCCTCGGTCTTGGTGATGATCCTGCGCGTGGCGAAGAGCACCGCGTCGGACCACTCGGTCAGCAGCGCCGTGACGTGCTTGTGCAGGCGCGGCGAATAGCGGTCGTCGGGCTTCCCCATGAGAAATGGGGTGAGGCGGTCACGGCGTTTGTCGTTCCGAAGACATCG